GGTTCTAACAAAAGTTAACAACGCAAAAGATAAACCAAAAAAGATTGCAGTATTAAAACAATATGATAATGCTCCATTAAGACAAGTTTTAAAAGGTGCATTTGACCCTAATATAGAATGGGATTTACCAGCAGGTGACCCACCATATATTGCTAATGAGGCACCTATTGGTACTGAACACGGTCTATTAAGAAACGAAGCTAAAAGATTGTGGCATTTTGTAAAAGGCGCAGATAATGACCTTACAAAAACACAAAAAGAAACTATGTTTATTCAGATACTTGAAGGATTACATGGTGATGAGGCTAAGGTTTTACTTGGTATGAAGAGCAAATCTTTAAATAAAATGTATAAAGGTTTGACCGAATCGGTTGTTAAAGAAGCATTTGGTTGGAATGACAAATTTGTTAGACCAGAACCAGAACAAAAATAGAACAAAACCACGAAAAATCAAGTAAAAATAAGCGAAAAAAGCGCTTGACTCAAGGCAGTTTATAGTGTATAGTATACCAATAAATATTGAGAAAGGATATATTATGAAAAAATTGATACTAATACTTGCTGTTTTGTGGTTAGGTTTAAATGCATTTGCAAAATCAGTACAAGCAGATGATTACAATACGGCTGTTATAGGTCATGTTGTAAAAGAGACCGTTTCTGGTAATGGTGTTGACACCTCTGTACTAGAAGCAGAAATGCAAAAGTTGGCGTATAACTTTGCTCTACAAATGACAGATGTTTTAGAAAAAAACTTACCTGTTATATTAGAGAGTTTAGCCGCTGAAATAAGAATGAACGCAGATAGTAAATATAAGTGTTCACTATTAAAAGGGAGTAAAATAGAAGATAAAGAGTGTTCTTAATTTATGGCTAAAAAACAAAAATCAGATGTACTTCCTGGCATACCATTTGAGTATGATTTCTATATGGTGTATTGGGAGGATATTCAAAGTGATTCAGGTTGGCGAACTCTGAAAGAAATTCAGAAAAGCAAGCCTGCTATTTGTGTATCTACTGGTTGGTTAGTAAAAGAAACCAGAGATGTACATATTTTAATGAGTGATTATAATTATGATGAACACAACGAGTTATCAGATGGTGGTAATACTACCGTAATACCAACTAAAAATGTTATTCAAAAATTCTTAATCAAGGGCTTATAACAAGGGAGAACTATATTATGGCACAAGCGAGAAAATCAAAAGAACTAGACCACTATCTAAAATCAGTTATTAGTGGTGTACCAAAAAAACTAGACCACTTCTTGGATAGTGGTGAAAAAAAACTAACTTATTATACGGGTAATTGGGCTACAGATGTACTAAATAACTTTACAGAAAAGCAATCTGAAAAGATATTTAAAAACATGTCAAAATACATGTCTAATCCTGATGTGCAATTCTTTCAAAAGAAGAATAAAAACATTGAGATTGGTACTTGGTCAGAGTATGGCGAAAATCCGCCAGAATCTATATCAAGTTATGACTACATCATAATTAAGAGAGCCTAGTATGATAAAAACTATTAAAACGGTATTCTATACCTTAGCTGTTGTATTCATATTCGCATTTGCATATGTAATATGGCATACATACGAACAATCAAAAGTCAATGCTAAAGAACTAGAAGTTGAACAAGTGGTTGAAACACTTGAAGAGATAACTAGGTGGGAAAAACCAGACTTTGAAAGAGAAAACAATCAAACATTTATTAATAGTGTAGGTCAATGTGTTGAATATATTTACAACACAACAACAGATGTGATACCTGTAAACCTAGAATTGTTATTAGCTCAGGCTGCTTTAGAAAGTGGTTGGGGTAATAGTAGATTTGCATTAGAGGGTAGAAACTTATTTGGTATTCGTACATATGATTTAACAGAGCCACACATGTTGCCTTCAAACAATCCTAAAAAATGGGGTGTTAGAGTTTACATGCATGAATGTGATAGTGTACAACATTATATTGACATACTAAATAATGGTAGTGCATTTAAAGAATATAGAGTGTTAAAACATGAACAAGATGTTAATGACCCATTTAAATTATTACTAACACTTGACGCTTATGCTAGTGATAAAGATTATTTTCCAAAGATTAAGAGAATTATCAAAAAGTTAAGAGAAGATTACGAAATACCAATAATCAAGTAGGAATATGTTAACAATAATAATAACCTTTTTAAGTGCGATATCTATATCTGTAATAGCGGCTGGCTATTCTATTGTAGGTTTATCCACTTTATTCGCAGGTGCAGTTGTACCTATTATTGCTATGGGTAGTGCATTAGAGGTAGGTAAATTAGTTGCCGCCTCTTGGTTATATAATAACTGGCGCAATAAGTTAGTACCATATACTATAAAAATGTATTTAACATTTGCAGTTATTGTATTAATCTTTATAACATCAATGGGTATATTTGGTTTTCTATCAAAGGCACACCTTGACCAAGTGCAACCAACATCATCTAATAATATTAAGATTGAATTGATTGATAAACAAATAGACCAACAACAATTAATAATAGATAGGTCAAATAAAACATTAACTCTATTAGATAGTGCATTAGAAAAATATGTAGATATGGAGTATGTGACCAGAGGTTTAAAAGAAAGAGAAAAACAAAAACCTGAAAGAGACGCATTAACAATTGCTATAAACAATGCAAGTAATGAGATTGCAAGATTAACAACAGAAAAAGCAACACTTGAATTAGAACAAGACAAGATTGAAGCCGAAGTAGGACCAATTAAATATATTGCAGAATTAATTTATGGTGAAGAGGCAAAAAACCATTTTGACAAAGCTGTTAGGTGGGTAATTATAGTATTAATCTTTGTATTTGACCCATTGGCTGTATTACTATTGATAGCAGCTAACATATCATTAAGGAGTAGAAAAGTTGCCAAAGAAGAGCAAGAAAACAAAATCAAAAAAGATTACCAAAAAGAGGCTACTAACGCAAAAGCTAGAGCGAAAAGAGTCAGAGATAGAGAAAAAGTTTATAAAGACTTTTTTAAAAAATTAGGTACAAGAGACCTAAAAAACCGTGATTACGAATCATTCTTCCGTGACCTAGGCACAGATGAAATGAAGAAATTAGGTTTGGATCCTGATGAAATTAGACTTAAATTGGACCAAATTATGGAGTGGAATGAGTTACCTACTGATACTAAAAAACCAAAAAATAAACGATATTTAGAGGTTGCCAAAACAAAATAAATGTTATATAATGAGATTATGATTACTGAAGAGTTAAAAGATAGGCGTATTAAGAATGCCGAAAAGGCATGTAGAGACGCAAGAACAGATTGGGCTAAGAATTTCTGGTACAATGTGTTCTCTAAATTATGTAAGAAGTATGGTCGTGAGGATTACTTTAGAAAGGTGATAAACTGATGAATGTATTTTATGTAGATAAACATCCAGTAAAAGCTGCTGAACAAATGTGTGATAAACATATTGTTAAAATGATTTTAGAATCAGCACAGCTATTGTCAACATGTCACCGTGTACAAGACGGTACAGAGTATTATGACAAGACAGCCAATGGTAGAAAGATTAAAAGGTGGAAACACCCTAATCCTAATTTAGAACCATTACTATACAAAGCAGGTTGGGTAAAACATCCTAGCACAATATGGTTGTTCGAGTCGGCATACAATTACATTTGGTTATACAAACATATGATGGCTCTTAACGAAGAATACAAGAAGAGATATAATCATACAAAAAATCATGTAACAATTGATAAACTAGGTGAGATACTAAAACATCCACCTATGAATGCTAAATATAATAAAATTGCAACTGACCCTAAACCAGCAATGCCTGAATATTGTAAAATACCAGGTGACGCAGTTGGCAGTTACAGAAAATATTATATTATGGAGAAACGAAGATTTGCGACTTGGAAAAGTCCAGCAAAAACCCCAGAGTGGTATATAGAAGGAGTAAAAGCAAATGCGTGAACAAATGATTGAAGCAGTAAAGGCTCATGCAGTAGGACATATTGAAAAACATAAAACAAATGTTGAAGTCTTGCTACAAAAAGCTGTAGGTATTGGTGAACATGGCGATATTCTTACCGAAGTGGAAAAAGAATTAAAAATTATCGCAGAGTATGATGACCAATTAGAAATGCTTAACAAATACTTTACGGTAAAAGACCCATTTAAAAGCTAATGCCGATTTATACTTTTGAGAACACCAAGACAGGTAAAGTCTATGATGATATGATGTCTATTTCAGAAAAGGAAGAATTTCTGGAAAAGAATAAACATATTAAACAGAAACTTACTACTATAAATATATCTAGTGGTGTTCAAGGCGTCAATATGAAAACAGATGGTGGTTGGAAAGACAACTTATCAAGAATTGCAGACGCTCATCCAACAAGTGAGTTGGCAAAACAACATAGAAGACGGTCTATTAAGGAAGTAAAGACACAACAAGTGGTAGAGAAACACCGAAGAAGACAACAAGGTAAGAAGTAATGGCAAAAGATATACCAGATTATTTACGAGAGT